GGAGTGTCACCCGCCGCGTAGAAGAACATGGTGGTGATGCCGGCGAAGTTGTTGACGGTGATCAGGATCGTGTGGCTGGCCGACGTCGGATACCAAAGCGCGCCCGCCGAGTTGACGCCGTCGAGGATCGTGCCGTCCGAGTCGACCATCCCCATGCGGATCGTGTCGACCCCGTCGACCGTGGCGAAGACGTGCCACACGCCGGGGCCGTTGATGTGCCACGCATGGTGCAGCCCGATCCGGTACACCCTGGTGACGTCCGTAGTGAGCGTCATGGTCATGTCGGTGTTGGCGTCGGCGGCCACGAAGTTGCTCGACGAGCTCGTCGACCGGAAGGGCGTGCCGACGATGCCTCGGGCGGTCACGGTGGCCTCCTGGTGGTCGTCGAGGGTGAGCGTCGGCGTGACCACGATGGCGTCGCCGTTGGTTGTCGTGGCGATCGGTCCGGTGAACTTCTCGAACCACATGAGCACACCGTCGGACGTCCGGGTGACGTAGTAGCCATAGACGGTCTGGGTCGCCCCGGTGCTCGTGCGGGTGAAGGTCTGCTGGGCGTAGGTGCCGGTGGACGGGTCGGCCTGGGTCGTCACCCACGACCCGGCCGTCAGGGTCTTGGCCGAGCTGCCGGCGAAGGTGACCTCGGTGAAGCTCGCGGCCGTGAGCGCCTCGATCTGCGCTGCGGACAGGCCGGCAGTGACGTCATTGGTGAACAGCCGCAGCGTGTAGCCGACGTTCAGCAGGAGGTCGAGGAACGCCTCCTCGGCGATATTCGGGACGTAGATGGGCATCAGGTGCTCCCCATCGCCCCGGCGAACCCGAGGTTCGTCAGCTCTCGTTGCACCATCTGCACAACCCCGCGCTCGGTGAGAATCGATCCCTGGACGTACCAGTTGTGGACGTGGGTCACTCCGGCGCCGGCGGGAGCGAGACTGGCGCTCCCCCCGGACACCGCCCCGGACACCCCGATGTCCGAGGGGAGCGCAGAGGAGATGCCCTGCAGCTGGCGGCGCAGGTCCGGCACCCGCGCGGCAATCCCCTCCATGAGGCCACCCATGATCAGCCCGCCCGTCGGCCGGAGGAGCTTGCGGTCCGTCTCCGGCGGGCCCTTCCACGAGGGGATGAGACCCGTCAGTTCACCGAGCTTCGAGCGCAGCTCACCGATCTTGTCGGTGACACCCCGGATCAGGCCGGCGACGACATCACGGCCGGCGCTCAACAGCACGCTGCCCAGGTCGCCAACGGCTGACTGGATTCGGTTGGGCAGATCGAAGAACCAGGCGACCGCCCGACCTATCGCGGCGCCGATCTCGTTGGCCATGTCGTTGGCTTTCATGGCTAGCGACCAGACCCAGCGCACGGCATCGGCGATGGCCGAGCCGATGTTCTGGGCCAGGTCCCACCCGACCTGTATCACCATCCAGAGAGCCCGGATCACGTTGGCGATCGCGGTGCCGACGTTGTTGGCCATATCCCAGAATACTTGAACAATGTTCTCGACGGCATCAATAACACCGCCCATCCAGTCACGGACATTGTTCAATACGTCCCACAGAACCTGAGCCAGGTTGTAGAGCACAGCGATAATAGCCACCACGCCCACAATGACAATCGCGGCGACAGCCACCATGACCAGCCACTGCACGACCACCGTCGCGATGGCGACGACCACAACTCCGAGGATGATGCCGGCGACGACCAACAGCACCTTGCCGATATTGGCGAACGCCTCGCCGTTCTCCTGTATGTATCGGATCAGAGGGGCCAGTGCCATCTCATAGAAGGTGATCACCGCCTGCTTGATCATCTCGAACGCAGGGGCAGCGTTATCCTGTATGAACCTTACGACCGTATCTACAACATTGCGGAACATCTCCCAGTTGTTGTAGGCGTACATGAGCAGGCCGACCAGACCGCCGATGGCGGCGCCGATAGCCAAGATCGGCCATGTCGCCGCGATCACCCCCGCGGCCGCCCCCCACGCGGACACTGCCAGCGCCCCGAATGCGATCACCAGGCCCGTGCCCACCACAGCGGCGATAGCCCCCAGGGCCTCCGGCTTGCCGGCCACCCAGTTGAACGCCGTCTCGGCCGCCTGTCGGAAGGTGTCGAACGCCGGGGCCGCCTTCTCGGCCAGCTCGACCACCCGGGGTAGCACCTGCTCGCCGATGAAGTTCGACACGTTCGTTTCGATCGTGCGCTTGAAGCTCTCCAGCTTGGTCTTGGCGTTGTCCGCCAAGGTCGTGGACATCTGGTTGGCGGCGCCCTCCACCTGACCCATCGACGCCACGGCCTCGGACGGGTCCATGGCGGCGAGGGTGCCCGCCAGATCCTCGGCCTTCGTACCGAATAGGCCCACCGCCACCTCGGCCTGCTTGGCCGGGTCCTTCATGCCGCGCAGCTTGTCCATCACCAAATCCATGGCCGCCGCCGACTCGGGCCCGCCCTTGGCGAACGTGGCCCGCATCTTGTCGGCGTTCAGGCCCAGCGCCTGGAAGGACTTGACGGTCAGGTCTGAGCCGTCGATCGCCCGAATCGAGAACTCCTTGATGGCGTCGGCCGCGAAGTCGGAGTCTCGGGCGCCGGCCTGCATGCTCTGGGAGATCATCCCCAGGGCTTGGGTGCCCGACAGGCCCAGCTTGGCGAACAGAGGGCTGTACTCGTCGAACGTGTCGAGCAGATCTTCCCCCGCGTTGGCCCCGGACTGCATGCCCACGGTGAGGATGTCGAACGCCTCCTGGGCGTCCTTGGCCAGGCCGTTGCGGATCATGATGCCGGCGGCCCGGGTGCTGGCGGTGACGTCCTCGCCGAAGACAGCTGCGAAGTCCATGGCTGTGGCGGTGACGGCCTTCAGGCCTTCCTCGCTGCCGTCGAAGAGGCCTTGCATGTTCTGGCTCACGCCGACGATGGCGTCGTTGACGTCCTCCATGCTGTCGCCGTAGGCGCCTGCGAACAGTTCACCGGAGACACGCCCGACCGCCGCGGCCTGTTCGGGCATCAGCCCGAGCTGGGCCGCCATCTTGTCGTTGGCGGCCTCGATGTCCATCGCCTTGAACAGCTGGTCGCCGAGCGCGGCCACGGCGAGGCCCACCCCGGCGAGAGCCCCCACGGCCACCTTGTTGAGACTGGAGAACCCACCCTCGGCCGACTCGACGCCGTCTTTCGTCTTGTCGACGGTGGAGATAATAACCTCAACAACGTTGATGGCTATTCCTCCTTACGCCCCATCGACTCAATGTTGAGAAGCTGTACCAGCGAGGCGTCTTCCTCATAGAGCGCGGAGGGCAAACACCCGAAGCGCTCGCACAGTCCCAACGTCACCTCGGCCCGGATCAGGGGGCCGGGTTTATCTCCACCGGCAGCGCCGACAGCTTTCCAGCGGCGGATGGCTGTTCCAAAGGGCCGGGTACGCTCCCGACCGCTGCCATCCACTGCTCCAGGAGCATGAGGATGAACGGGAACTCCTGGGTCTTGATGCCGTCGAGCGACGCCGGCACGGGCTCGCCGGCGTCGTCGATGACGTTCCATTGGTGGAGGCCGCCGGCGACGATGTCGAACACCCGGAGCACCTTGGAGGCGCCGGCCCGTTTCAGGCGCGCCGCGTCGAAGTCGCCCAGTTCGGCCACCTCCATGAACAGCCCGACCTTCAGGCCCGTCATCTCGACGACCAGGCCCTGGTACTGGGGGTCCTCGAAGTTGAGGCGGTAGAGGGTGCGCTCGGGTTTGAAGCCGCCGAGCTGGCGCTGGGCGTCGCGGCGCTGCTCACGGTTGAGATCTGTCACGCTCATTGTCGCTGCTCCTAGGACCAGGCCGGGGGCGTCCCGTCAGCCAACACAAAAGGCGCCGTCCACGTGAACGAACCGTCGTCGGAGCGCGAGTACTTGAGGTCGGTCCAGAACATGGACATGCTCAGCGTCTGGCCCGACACGCCGATGGCCACGGTCACCGGTGCCGACAAGGTGGACACGCCCTTCAGCGTGGCGTGGCTCTTGTTGGCAGCATCGTTGAAGATGCCCTCGGCGTCGATCGTGCCGTCGGCGAGCAGCAACAGGCGCACCATGGCGCTCTTGTCGAGCGTCGTGGCGTCCTGCTCTTCACGGGGGGTCGAGATGTCGAGCTTGCGCGCGTCACTGCGCAGGTCGTTGGCGTTGACCGTCCAGGTCGTCCAGCCCAATCCCGTCTCGATGGCGATGACTCTGCCCTCCTGTCGTTTGCCGGCTCGGCCGGCGGCCTATCCGTGGCGTTCCTTCAGTTCTTGGCGTTTCGTGGTGACCGTGTGCAGGTCGTCCGTCCACTGGTCGGGCCGGTCGTACGCCTTGGGTGCTGCCGTCTGGGCCCGCCAGTCGCCGCCTCGGCGCAGGTACAGGCCCTCCCGTTCGGCCGGTACCTCGTGGGTCGCCACCTTCAGGCACGGCTGGCCGGGCTCGAACAGGAACTCGACCATGCCGTCGGGCTGGTCGATCTCGATGAAGTGCCGGCGGTGCCCGTCGACCTGGCCGAGGGCCGCCTGGCGCAGCAGGCCCTCCTCGGGCGAGCCCCGGCGCACCCGCGACCGCCAGCCGTGCGCGTGGGCACTACACGCCACCTCTTCGCACGTAGCGGCGCGCAGGGCGGGGCGGATGCCCCAGGTCTCGTAGTCCTGGGGCTGGCCGGGCGGGGTCAGGCGGTGGGGTGCGGTGGGCATGGCGGGGACTCCTAAAATGCGACGGACGCGGCGTTGCGCGAGACCATGCAGGCGAACCAGAAAAGGCTGAAGGTGCCGGTCACGTTCACCCTCAGGTAGCGCTCGACGGCCTGGGTGCGGCCCGTCTCGATGCGTTCGGCCGTCACCCCGGTGGCCGCGGTGAACACGGCGCCGGTCACGTTGGCGAAGGCGTCACCGGCCCCGTCGTCGGTGGACGACTGGATGGCGACGGTGGCGCTCGTGCCCGTGAAGGCGAACACCTGCAGGAAGGCCTGCAGACCGAAGTTGGTGGTGCCCGTCGTGCCGTAGCTGTTGCCGTCGATCGAGGCCTGCGCGCCGGCCGAGCCCGTCACCGCCACCCCGGCGGTGAGCTGTCGGCCCCAGTCGAGCCCGTAGCCCGAGCCCGATAGCGCGGTCTTCCACGTTGCCGATCCGTCGTCGCCGCGGCTGAAGTCG